ATGTGGAAGAATGTCGCCGCCAACGGAATGAGCTTTCTCATCATCGTGTTCATCGCGCTGGCGGGGGCGATTGCCTGGGGGCAGCGGGAATTCCGCGCGCCCGGACCCTTGACGGAGGCGGCGTTTTTCGAGGTGCCGCGCGGCGCGAGCCTGCGGCGGGTGTCGGAGGATCTGGCCGAAACCGGGGCTGTCTCATCGGCCATGCTGTTCCGGCTGGGGGCTGATTACGCGGGCATGGGCGATCAGCTGCGGTTCGGCAGCTACGAGATCCCGGCAGGGTCCTCGATGGAGGAGGTCTTGCAGATCGTGACAGCCGGTGGGCCGTCTCAGTTCCGCTATACTGCGACCTATGTGTTGCGGCTGTCGGGCTCGGGCGAATTGCGTCTGCGCGAGCGTGTGCCGGGCACGGGCGAGATCGTGGAGCTTGCGGATTTCGCCTATGAGGAAGGCGTGCCGGAGGCCTACACGCAGCTGGTCGAGAGCGGGACGCCAATGGTCTACCGGGTTTCGGTGCCCGAGGGGCTGACAAGTTGGCAGATCGTGGAAGGGTTGCGCGCCGCCGATTTCTTGTCGGGCGAGATTGCCGAGGTGCCGCCCGAAGGCAGGCTTGCGCCCGATACGTTCGAAGTGACGCGCGGTGCGGATCGGCGGGCGATCATCGACGGGATGCTGACGGCGCAAGAGGCGATCCTGGCCGAGGCCTGGGCGAACCGGCAGGACGGCTTGCCGCTGGCCAGCCCCGAGGAGGCGCTGATCCTGGCCTCGATCATCGAGAAGGAAACCAGCGTGCCCGACGAGCGGCGGCAGGTGTCGAGCGTCTTTGTGAACCGGCTGAACCGGGGGATGCGCCTGCAGACGGACCCGACGGTGATCTATGGAATCACCGAAGGGCGCGGCGTTCTGGGGCGCGGGATCAGGGCCAGCGAGCTGCGCGCCGAGACGCCGTGGAACACCTATGTCATCAACGGGCTGCCGCCGACGCCGATCGCAAACCCCGGCCGTGCGGCCATCGAGGCGGCTGTGAACCCCGATGACACGCCGTTGTTGTTCTTTGTGGCCGATGGCACGGGCGGGCATGCCTTTGCCGAAACCCTTGAGGAACATAACAGAAATGTCGCGCGTTGGCGGCAGATCGAGGCGGAGCGGGCGGCGTCGTCTCCGTGAGGCGCTGCGCGGCTTAACAGTAGGTTAACGCCGATGCTTGCGTTAACCCTTTGTAAACGCAATAGTTCTTGACCATGCGCACGCTCCATGGCATTCCTTTGGGCACGCTGGAAGACATGGGTAGACGGCCCGGGGGATGACCCTAGGGCCGTTTTTTCGTGGCCGGACGGGTGTTTTGCCCGCCCTTGATCGTGCCTCTCGCCTTTGAGGTCCATGTGCTGCTCGTGACCGAGGGTTTTTTCGGACGCGAGGGTATTCAATGACGGACATATTTAACGATCATGACGCGTTGGCCTATGCGGACCGATCGGTGGCGCAGGCTTACAAGGCGCTGGAGACGGCTGTCGAGCTTCTGGAGAGGACGCTTGATGCCGCGCGAGTGGCAGAAATCTGCAACGAAACGGATGTGGTCAAGGATGTGAGGGCGGTCGGTGCCGCCTTTCAGCTTGCCATTGTGCAGGAGGCAAAGGCGCGTGACGCAGGGAGCCAGAGATACGGGCGACGAGGGGGCGGGGTGCTCGACCTCGATGCTGCCCGCGATGAGGTCTGCCGCAGGTTGGCTCGCCTCCGCGCCGCAAGAGACGGTGACGACGTTTCTGCAGGAGTTGAGTGACGAGGCGCTGGCGGCCTTGCCCTACCTCTTCGAGGTCTGGGCCTTGCCGCACCAGTTGCCCCCGGCGGGGGACTGGACCAGCTGGGTGATCTTGGGCGGGCGTGGTGCGGGAAAGACCCGTGCCGGGGCCGAATGGGTGCGGTCCATGGTCGAGGGACCGACGCCGGAGGCGCCGGGTCGCGCGCGGCGGTTGGCCTTGGTGGGGGAAACCTATGACCAGGCGTTGGCCGTGATGGTGAAGGGGGAGAGCGGGCTGATCGCCTGCTCTCCGCCCGACCGCTGCCCGCGCTGGATCGCGGGGGAGCGGCGGCTGGAATGGCCGAACGGGGCGGAGGCGCGGCTTTATTCCGCGCATGACCCCGAAGCCTTGCGCGGGCCGCAGTTCGATGCGGCCTGGGCCGATGAGCTGGCGAAATGGCCCAAAGGTCAGGAAACCTGGGACATGCTGCAATTCGGGCTAAGGCTGGGGGAGCATCCGCAGCAGGTTGTGACCACGACGCCGCGCAACGTGGGGGTGTTGAAGGCGCTTTTGTGCCGTGACAGCACGGTGGTGACGCAGGCGGCGACGGAGGCAAACCGGGCGCATCTGGCGCCGAGTTTCCTGCGCGAGGTGCGGGCGCGCTACGGGCAGACGCGGCTGGGGCGGCAGGAGCTGGACGGCGAATTGCTGGAGGATGCAGAGGACGCGCTTTGGACTCGGTCGTGGTTGGATGGGCTGCGGGTGGATGTCGCGCCGAAGGGTGCGCGGGTGATCGTGGCGGTCGATCCGCCGGTGACGGGCCATGCGGGGTCGGACGCCTGCGGGATCGTGGTGCTGGCGGTGGTCGAGCAGGGGCCGCCGCATGACTGGACGGCCGTGGTGCTGGAGGATGCAAGCGTCTCCGGCGCGAGCCCCAAGGAATGGGCCGAGGCCGCGGCGGCGGCCTATCACCGGCATGGGGCCGCGCGGATGGTGGCCGAGGTCAATCAAGGTGGCGATCTGGTGACGCTGCTGATGCGGCAGGTCGATCCGCATGTGAATGTGCGCGGGGTGCGGGCGAGCGTCGGCAAGACGGCACGGGCCGAACCTGTCGCCGCGCTGTATGAACAGGGGCGGGTGCGGCATCTAGGGGTGCTGGCCGCGCTGGAGGACGAGATGTGCCTGATGAGCCTCAGGGGCTTTGCAGGCACCGGCAGCCCGGACCGCGTTGATGCGCTGGTCTGGGCGGTGACCGAGGGGTTGCTGGTGCCCGGTGGCAGGGCGCTCAGCCCGCAGATCCGGGGCCTTTGAGGCCAACTTGACGGACAAGATGGTGTGCGCCCCGGAGGGGGCGCCGGACGTGCAGCCGCAAGGTCGCGCGGCACGTCTTTATGTATCACTTGAGGAGAGAGGCGCATGGTATTGGATTTCTTGCGAAAAGCCCCCGTGGCGGTGCCGGAGCGCAAGGCCTCGGCCGGGGCGCGGGTGGCGGTCTGGGGGAGCTCGGGCCGGATTGCCTGGAGCCCGCGCGACATCGTCTCGCTGACGAAAAACGGGTTTCAGGGCAACCCGGTGGGGTTCCGGTCGGTCAAGCTGATCGCGGAGGCGGCGGCGGCATTGCCGGTGGTCTGCCAGGACGCGACATGTCGCTATGAGACGCATCCGGTGCTGGCGCTGCTGAACCGGCCCAATCAGGCGCAGGGCCGGGCCGATCTGCTGGAGGCGGTTTTTGCGCAACTGATGCTGGCGGGCAATGCCTATCTGGAGGCGGTTCCGGCGCAGGGCGCGGGGCTGGCGGAGCTGCATGTGCTGCGGTCCGACCGGATGAGCCTTGTGCCGGGGGTCGATGGCTGGCCTATGGCCTACGACTATGTGGTCGGCGCGAAAAAGCACCGCTACGCGCCCGAGATCATTTGTCATATCAAGACCTTCCATCCGCAGGACGACCATTACGGGCTGGCGCCGCTGCAGGCTGCGGCCACCGCGCTGGATGTGCATAACGCGGCCTCGCGCTGGTCGAAGGCGCTTTTGGACAATGCCGCGCGTCCTTCGGGGGCGATCGTTTATCGCGGGGTCGATGGCACGGGGACGATGACCCAGGACCAGTTCACTAGGCTGCAGGAGGAGTTGGAGACGCACCATCAGGGCGCGCGCAATGCCGGGCGGCCGATGCTGCTGGAGGGGGGGCTGGACTGGAAGCCGATGGGGTTCTCGCCCTCCGACATGGAATTCCAGAAAACCAAGGAGGCGGCGGCCCGCGACATCGCGCTGGCCTTTGGCGTGCCGCCGATGCTGCTCGGTATTCCGGGCGATGCGACCTATGCCAATTACGCAGAGGCCAACCGGGCATTTTACCGGCTGACGGTGCTGCCGCTGGCGCAGAAGGTGCTGGCGCAGATGGGCCATTGGCTGAGCGGGCTGAGCGGCGAGGTGATCGAATTCAAGCCCGATCTGGATCAGGTGCCGGCGCTGGCGGCCGAGCGCGAAGCGCAGTGGCGGCGCGTGGCAGAGGCGGATTTCCTGACCGAGGGCGAGAAGCGGCGGATGCTAGGCTTGCCGGAGCGGCCGGAGGGCGCATGAGCGAGCGCGACCGCAGTGGGTCACGGTATCTTTATGCCCCGTTCGATGCGGCGAGCGCCCGGATCGAGGCCAATGAGCGGGTGCAGGACGAGCGCTGGCAGGCGCTGAGTTTCCGGCTGGAGGGGATCGAGACCGCGCTGGAACGGCTGGAGCGGCGGCTGTGGCTGGCGGTGTTCGGTGTCGTCTCGGTGATCCTGGCGCAAGGCATCAACGAGCTGATCCAGCTGAGTGGCGCGGGATAGGAGTGGGATATGAAAGACATTTATATGCAGGGGCTTGAGACCAAGTTCGCGCGGTTCGACGAGGCCGGACTGACGGTCACGAAGGGCCGCGCGATCGAAGGCTACGCGAGCCTGTTCGGGACCTGCGACCAAGGCGGCGATATCGTGGAGCGGGGCGCTTATGCGGCGAGCCTGACGCGGCTGGAGGGGGCCGGGCGTCGGGTCAAGATGCTGTGGCAGCACGACCCGACCGAGCCCATCGGCATCTGGGACGAGGTGCACGAAGACGCCGAGGGGCTTTACGTCAAGGGGCGCCTTCTGAAGGAGGTGGCCCGCGCGCGGGAGGCGGCGGCGCTGATCGAGGCGGGCGCGATCGACGGCTTGAGCATCGGCTACAAGACGGTGCGGGCCGCGAAGGACGGGCAGGGGCGCAGGCTCTTGTCGGAGGTGGAGTTGTGGGAGGTGTCGCTGGTGACCTTCCCCATGCTTCCCGAGGCGCGGGTCAGCGCCGCAGCCGAGGCCGCCGAGGCCAAGGCGGGTGATGACCTGCGTGATCTGGCGCGCGTGTTCGACGCAGCGCGCGCCCAAATGGCGGCGCAAAAGCCCCGCTGACCCATCGGCAATCATTCAGAGGTGATGCATGACCGAGACCCGAACCGGGGCGGCGGAACAGCCCCGTGCGGCCCAAGCGCCGTTGGTTGAGGTGAAGGAGGCCCTTGGCGGTTTCCTGAACGAATTCAGCCAGTTCCAGAACGATCTCAACACCCGATTTCAGAAGCAGGAAGAGCGTATCGCAATGCTGACCACGAAAACCATGATCCATGCCCGCCCCGCGCTGTCGGCGGAAATCGACCAGACCGCGCCGCACAAGAAGGCGCTGGCGACATATTTGCGCAACGGCGACGATGACGGGCTGCGCGGTCTCGAGATCGAGCACAAGGGGCTGAGCACGGCGGTGAATGCCGAGGGCGGCTATCTTGTCGATCCGCAGACGGCGGAGACCATCCAGTCGGTGCTGCGCAGCGCGTCGAGCCTGCGGGCTGTGGCCAATGTGGTGCGGGTGGAGGCCAGTTCCTTTGATGTGCTGATCGACACCACGGACACCGGCGCGGGCTGGGCGGATGAGGTGACGGACACCACCGAGACCACGGCGCCGCAGATCGAGCGCATCTCGATCCCGCTGTTCGAGCTGTCGGCGATGCCCAAGGCGTCGCAGCGGCTGCTTGATGACAGCGCCTTCGACATCGAAGGTTGGCTGGCGGGGCGCATCGCGGACAAGTTCGCCCGCGCCGAAGCGGCTGCCTTCATCAACGGCGATGGGGCGGGCAAGCCCACCGGCATCCTGAACGGCCTGAAGCTGCCCAATACGATCTGGGCCTGGGGCGCGCTGGGCTATGTGGTGACCGGGACGGCGGGCGATTTCGACGCCATCAACCCGGCCGACGCCATCGTCGATCTGGTCTATGCGCTGGGTGCGCAGTACCGGGCGGGCGCGAGTTTCGTGATGAACTCGAAAACTGCAGGCGCGGTGCGCAAGATGAAGGACGCGGACGGGCGCTTCTTGTGGTCGGACGGATTGGCGGCAGGCGAGCCTGCGCGGCTGATGGGCTACCCGGTGCTGATCGCCGAGGACATGCCCGACATCGACGTCGATGCCACGGCTATCGCGTTCGGCGATTTCGGCGCGGGCTACACTATTGCGGAGCGCCCGGACCTGCGGGTTTTGCGCGACCCGTTCAGCGCCAAGCCGCATGTGCTGTTCTATGCGACCAAGCGGGTCGGTGGCGCGATCTCCGATTTTGCGGCGATCAAGCTGATGAAATTCGGCCTGTCCTGACATCTTGGCGAGCGGAGATATCGGACCCCGCCCTTGGCCCTTGCGGGTCGTAGGGCGGGAGGGGCGGTGAGCCGCGCGCGATCCAGCTGCGCGTCTCTCCGCTCGAGCAGCGCGGGCGGCGCATCGCCCCACCTCAGATTTCGGCGGATTTTCGGAGATGATGACATGATGATGGTCGAACTGACCTCGGTGCCGGGGGCGGCCTTGCCCGTGGCGGAACTGGCCGAACAGTTGCGCCTGGCGCGCGGCTTCTCCGACGATGGCAGTCAGGACGGGCAGTTGGAAAGCTGCCTGCGGGCGGCCTTGTCCGGGATCGAGGCACGGATCGGCAAGGCGCTGTTCGAGCGGCGCTTCGTGCTGACGTTGATGGCCTGGCATGGGGATACGGTGCATGTGCTGCCACTGGCGCCGGTCGGCCGGATCGACAGCGTGAAGCTGATCACCCGGGCCGGGGCGGAAACCCCGGTCGATCCGGCGCGCTACCGGTTGCAGCTGGACGCGCATCGCCCTGCCGTTGTCGCCACGGGCAGCGTCTTGCCCGCGCCCGGGCTGGGCGGCACGATCGAGGTGGAGTTCACGGCCGGGCATGCGGCGGAATGGACGGGCATTCCCGCCGATCTGCGGCAGGCGGTCTTGATCCTTGCGGGCGAGTTCTGGGCGCAGAACATGGATGCGCAGACGGGTATTCCTTTTGCGGTCTCGGTCCTGCTGGAGCCGCACCGTCCTGTGCGGTTGCGTGGGGCTGGGCAATGAGCGCCCCGGAGATGAACCGCCGTCTGGCGCTGGAGGCGCCTGAGCGGGCCGCCGATGGCGCTGGCGGGTTCAGCGAAATCTGGGTCACGCGCGGCCATGTCTGGGCGGCGGTCGAGACCCGTGGCGCAGGCCGCGAGGTGGATCAGGCGGCACGGGTGCAGCTCAAGATCATGATGCGGGCGGTGCCGCAGGGTGCGGGGGCGCGGCCTGACGCGTCGATGCGGTTCCGCGATGGCGCACGGGTCTACCGGATCGAGGCGGTGCATGAGGGCGACCCGCTGGGGCGGACGCTGCTGTGTTTCGCACTCGAGGAGGTGGGGCGATGAGCTATGGCATTACGGCGGCGCTGCAGACGGCGGTTTATGGCGCGTTGACGGGGGATGCGACGGTGGCGGCGCTGTCGGGGGGGGCGATTTATGACGCGCTGCCGCCGGGGCCTGTGCCGCCGCTTTACGCGGCGCTGGGGCCAGAGACGGTGCGCGATGCGTCCGACAAGACCGGCGCAGGCGCGGTGCATGATTTCCCGGTGACGGTGGTCAGCGAGGCGGCGGGATTTGCGAGCGCCAAGGTGTTGGCGGCGGCGATTTCGGATGCCTTGACCGGGGCCGAGATGGTGCTGGCGCGCGGGCGGCTGGTGCGGATGGCCTTTGTGCGCGCGCGGGCGCGGCGGGTCGATGGCAGGCGCGAGATCGAGGTCTGGTTTCGTGCCCGGGTGGATGAGGACGCGTGAGCGTCACCTTGCAAAATATAGACAATATTGGAGAATGTGATGGCGGCGCAGAGCGGCAAGGACCTTTTGGTGAAGGTCGACATGGATGGGAATGGCGTGTTTGAGACGGTGGCAGGGCTGCGCGCCACGCGGCTGAGCTTCAACGCCGAACAGGTGGATGTGACGAGCCTTGAGTCGGCAGGCGGATGGCGCGAGTTGCTGACGGGGGGAGGTGTCAAATCGGCCTCGATCTCGGGGTCGGGCATTTTTAGAGATGCTTCGACCGATGAACGGGCGCGGCAGATCTTCTTTGACGGCGCGACGCCGCAGTTTCAGGTTGTGATCCCCGATTTCGGCATCGTGCAGGGCGCGTTCCAGATCACCTCGATCGACTATGCAGGCAATCATGACGGCGAGGCGACCTACGAGATGTCGATGGCCTCGGCCGGCGCGCTGACCTTTTCGGCGATCTGAGCCATGGCGAACCCGCATGCGGGCGAGGTGGCGCTGGTCGTGGATGGCGAGCGGCTGGTGGCCAAGCTGACGCTAGGGGCGCTGGCGGAACTGGAAGCACGGCTGGAGGCAGACAGTCTGGCCGATCTGGTCGCGCGGTTCGAGGGTGACGCCTTGCGGGCGCGCGATGTCCTGATGCTGGTCTGTGCGGGCCTGCGAGGGGGCGGCTGGCGGGGCGATCTGCCCGATCTGTTGTCGGCCGAGATCGAGGGTGGTCCGCTGGAGGCCGCGCGGGTGGCCGCGCGGCTTTTGGTTTTGGCGTTCCGGGTGTCGGGATGAGCGGCGCGGGCTTTGACTGGCCCGCCCTGATGCGGGCGGGGTTGCAGGGGCTGGGGCTGACGCCCGAAGTCTTCTGGCGGCTGACGCCTGCCGAATTGCTGATGATGTTGGGCGATGCGCCCGGGGTGGCCCCTATGGGCCGCGCCCGGCTGGAGGCGTTGGCGGCCCAGTTTCCCGATGTGACGCACAAGGAGGCGGATGATGGCAGGGCTGGATGAGGGCATGGCGGCGTTTGAGGTGCAGCTGGCCGAGCTTGAGACAAGCATGGCGCAGGCCGCCAGCATGACGGCTGCCTTTCAGGCGGAGTTGCGCGGGATGCAGGACACGATGCTGTACACCGGGCGCGAGGTGGAGGGCATGAGCCGGTCGATCGGGGGGGGCCTCAGGCGCGCTTTTGACGGGGTGGTGTTTGATGGCATGCGCCTGTCGGACGCGCTGCGGACGGTGGCGCGCAGCATGGTCGATGCCGCCTACAACACCGCGATGCGGCCGGTTCAAAACGCATTGGGGTCGGTGTTGGCCAATGGGATCAACGGCTTGGTCAGCAGCATCTTGCCGTTTCAGAAGGGCGGCGCGATCTCGCAGGGGCGGGTGATGCCCTTTGCGCGGGGGGGCGTGGTGCAGGGCGCTACGAGTTTTCCGATGCGGGGCGGCATGGGGCTGATGGGCGAGGCGGGGCCGGAGGCGATCATGCCGCTGCGCCGGGGGGCGGACGGGCGTCTTGGCGTGGCGGCGGCGGGTGGCGGCGCCCCGGTGCAGGTGGTCATGAACATCACGACGCCCGACGTGCAGGGCTTTGCGCGCAGCCAGACGCAGATCGCCGCACAGATGGGCCGGGCGCTGGCGCGCGGCCAGCGCAATCGCTGAGGGGGCGGGATCATGGCATTTCACGAGGTCCGGTTTCCGGCCAACCTGAGTTTCGGGTCCGTGGGCGGCCCTGAGCGGCGCACCGAGGTGGTGGCGCTGTCCAACGGGTTCGAGGAGCGCAACACGCCTTGGGCGCAATCGCGCCGGCGCTATGACGCGGGGGTAAGCTTGCGCTCGCTTGACGATATCGCGCTGCTGATCGCGTTTTTCGAGGCGCGGCGCGGGCAGTTGCACGGGTTCCGCTGGAAGGACTGGTCGGATTACAAGAGTTGTGCGCCCTCGGTCGCGCCCGAGTTCCGCGACCAGCAGATCGCGGTGGCGGACGGGATTGCGACGGTGTTTCCGCTGAGCAAGACCTATGCTTCGGGCGGGTTTTCCTATGTCCGGCCGATCGTGAAGCCTGTGGAAGGCACCGTTCTGGTGGGGATTTCCACCGATGAGCAGGTTCTGGGTGTCGATTTCGAGCTGGATCTGGCGGCGGGCAGGGTGATCTTTGCCGAACCGCCTGATGCCGGTGAGGCGATCACGGCGGGGTTCGAATTCGACGTGCCGGTGCGGTTCGACACCGACGTGATCCAGACTTCGGTCGCCAGTTTCCAGGCGGGCGAGGTGCCCAATGTGCCGGTCGTGGAGATCCGGCTGTGAGCGGGGTTGCGGGCCTAGATGCACATCTGGCCGGTGGCACGACGGGTGTCTGCCGCTGCTGGAAACTGGTGCGGGGCGATGGGGTGACCTTTGGCTTCACCGATCATGACCGGGTTCTGGCCTTCGACGGGGTCAGCTTCAAACCCGAGAGCGGGCTTTCGGCGGCGGCGCTGATGCAGACCACGGGACTGTCGGTGGACAACACCGAAGCCGTGGGTGCCTTGTCGGATGCCGCAATCACCGAGGAAGATATAGCGGCTGGGCGCTACGACGGTGCCGCGATCGAGGCCTGGCTGGTGCAATGGGGCGAGCCTGCGAACCGGGTGTTGCAGTTTCGCGGCAGCCTGGGCGAGTTGACGCGGGCCAATGGTGCCTTCACCGCGGAACTCCGCGGGCTGGCGGAGCGGATGAACACGGCGACGGGTCGGGTGTATCAGCGCAGTTGTTCGGCGGTGCTGGGCGATGGCGCGTGCCGGTTCGATCTGGAGACACCGGGCTATGGGGCCGAGGTTACGGTTGTGTCGGTCGAGGGTGGGCGAGTGTTCCATCTGTCGGGGTTGGACGCGTTCGAGCCGCGCTGGTTCGAGCGTGGGCGCTGTGTGGTGCTGGATGGCGCGGCCGCGGGGCTGGTCGGCGCGGTCAAGATCGACCGGCCCGAGGGCGTCTTGCGCCGTGTCGAATTGTGGGACCGGCTGCGCGCGGGGATCGCTGCGGGGGACCGGATCGGGCTGACGGCGGGGTGCGACAAGCGGATGGAAACCTGCCGATTGAAATTTTCCAACCTTCTGAATTTCAGAGGCTTTCCGGATATTCCGGGGGATGACTGGATGGTGGCGCACCCCTCGCGCTTGTCGGCGCGCGACGGGGGAAGCCGCCGGTGAGCGCGGTGGTGGCGGCCGCGCGCGGCTGGATCGGCACGCCTTATGTGCATCAGGCCAGTTGCCGGGGTGCGGGGTGCGATTGTCTGGGGCTGTTGCGGGGTCTTTGGCGCGATGTCTACGGGGCCGAGCCCGAGGCGGTGCCTGCCTATACTGCCGATTGGTCCGAGCCCTCGGGTGAGGAACGGCTCTGGTCGGCGGCGGCGCGGCACTTGATCCCCAAGGCCCTCGAGCCGGCCGCGCCCGGCGATGTGCTGCTGTTTCGCATGCGCGACGGCGGTGTCGCGAAACATTTGGGCGTGCAGGCCGATTGCGGGTCTGCCCCCAGCTTCATCCACGCCTATTCCGGGCGTGGCGTGGTGGAAAGCGCGCTGACGCCCCCTTGGGCGCGGCGTCTGGTGGCGCGGTTCGCGTTTCCCGAAAGGATGTGACGGCATGGCGACGCTTCTTCTGTCGGCCGCGGGCGCGGCCATCGGTGGCATGGCCTCGGGCACGGTTCTGGGTCTGACCGGGGCCGTCATCGGGCGTGCGGTCGGCGCCACGCTGGGCCGCGTGATCGACCAGCGGCTGCTGGGAAGTGGCTCGGACGCGGTGGAACGAGGGCGCATCGACCGGTTTCGCATTACGCAGGCGGGCGAGGGCGCGCCGGTGGCGCAGCTTTTCGGGCGGATGCGACTGGGCGGGCAGGTGATCTGGGCCACGCAGTTCGTGGAGCGTGCCGCGACCAGCGGGGGCGGCAAGGGAGCGCCGCCCCAGCCAAAGACCACGACCTATTCCTATTCGGTCAGCCTTGCCGTCGCGCTGTGCGAGGGCGAGATCCGGCGTGTGGGGAGGGTCTGGGCCGATGGGGTCGAATTAGACCTGTCGACCCTATCGATGCGGGTCTACACCGGTGCCGAGGACCAGATGCCGGACCCGCTGCTCGAGGCGGTCGAGGGCGCGGGAGCCGTGCCTGCCTATCGCGGCATCGCCTATGTCGTGTTCGAAGATCTGGACCTGACGCCCTTCGGCAACCGCGTGCCGCAATTCGCCTTCGAGGTCGCGCGCATGCCGCAGCCAGAACGCGACATGGTGCCTGCCGCGGCCGATCTGGTGCGCGCCGTCGCGCTCATGCCGGGTACCGGTGAATACGTGTTGTCCACGCGCAGCATCAGCTACCGCAAGGCCTTCGGCATCGATGCTGCATTCAACACCAGCGCGGCGGGCGGCGGGTCGGATTTCACGCGGTCCTTGCAGCAGATGCGCGATGTGCTGCCGGGCCTGCGCTCGGTCAGCCTGATCTATTCGTGGTTCGGCGATGACCTGCGCGCCGGGTCCTGCACCGTGAAGCCCAAGGTCGAGGACAAGACCCGCGACGGGGCGGAAATGCCGTGGCGCGCGGGCGGGATCACGCGGGCCGAGGCCGAGGAACTGGCGCGGATCGACGACCGGCCCGTCTATGGCGGAACGCCTGCCGACGGCTCGGTGATCGAGGCGATCGAGGCGATCCGGGCGGGCGGGCAGGAGGTGATGGTCTATCCCTTCTTGCTGATGGAGATCCTGGCAGCCAATGGCTTGCCCGATCCGTGGGGCGGCGCGGAACAGCCGCCCTTGCCGTGGCGCGGGCGGATCACCGGGGACCTTGCGCCCGGCCAACCGGGCAGCCCGGATGGAAGCGCGGCCAACGGGGCTGCGGTGGATGCGTTCTTTGGCACCGTGACGGCGGCGGATTTCACCGTGGCAAACGGTCTTGTGACCTATTCCGGACCGCAGGAATGGTCCTATTCCCGCTTCATCTTGCATTCCGCAGCCCTGTGCGCCGCGGCGGGGGGCGTCGATGCCTTCTGCATCGGGTCCGAGATGCGGTCGCTCACGCAGATGCGCGACCACGAAGGGTTCCGCGCCGTGACCCGGCTCCGTCAGCTTGCCGCCGAGGTGCGCGCGCTGCTGCCCGAGGCTGATCTGGGCTATGCCGCCGATTGGTCGGAGTATTTCGGCTACCAGCCGCAAGATGGGTCAGGGGATGTGTATTTCCATCTCGATCCGCTTTGGGCCGATGACGAGATCGATTTCATTGGCATCGACAATTACATGCCTCTGAGTGACTGGCGTGACGGGACCGAGCATGCCGACGCGGCCTGGGGCACGATCTACGATCAGGGCTACCTCGAGGCCAATATCGAGGGCGGCGAGGGCTACGACTGGTATTATCCGACCGAGGAGGCGCGCGCGGCGCAGCGCCGGGTTCTGATCGATCCGGGGCTGCGCGGGTGGCAGGTATCCCCCCCTGAAGAGAGCGTTCCGCCCGGTCCGACCACCCCATATTCTGTCGATGTTCGCGCTTCGGTTGCGGTTTTTCGCGGCATTGTCCGTTTGCCTGCAACCCCTGTGGATGGGGCGCTGTGGGAAGCGGGGGGTGCAGGCACAGGAAGCTGGCTGGGTGTGCGCGATGGCGGTACGGTCCTGCGGTTGAGGGCTGGCGATGGCCAGACGGCCAAGACGGGGTCGGACCTTGAGACGGCGGTGTTGGACCTGCCTGTTGCGGGATTGCCCTTCGACGATCGCCTGCACGAGGTGATGTGGGACCTGCACCCGGCAGCGCCGGGCCGTGTCCGTCTGTGGATCGATGGCGTATTGCGCGGCAGCGCCGAAACGTCCGCCGGTGGGCCGCTCAGGTCGGGATGGTGGGCCGGCGGAGACGCGGGTGGCTGGTTGCAGATTGCCGCAAGCGTCACTGTGGGGGAACCTGTCACAGCCTGGCCCGCAGTGGATGGGGCCGGTCTGTTGTCGCGGAGCCGGGCTATCTTTCCGCCCCCCGGATTGGTCGATGCGTTTCTCTATCGCTACAAGGACATTGCCGGCTGGTGGGCCAGTGCACATCATGACCGGCTGGGTGGGGTGCCTCTGGCATTGCCTTCGCCCTGGGTGCCGCGATCAAAGCCCGTGCGGTTCACCGAGATCGGCTGCCCGGCCGTCGACAAGGGCACCAATGAGCCCAACAAGTTCTTCGACCCCAAAAGCTCGGAAAGTGCTTTGCCGCGCTATTCCGACGGGCGCCGCGATGACCTGATTCAGGCGCAATATCTGCGCGCGATCATGTCCTACTGGGACGCGCCGGGGCGCAACCCGGTCTCTGATGTCTATGGCGGGCCGATGCTGCAGATGGACTATGCCCATGTCTGGGCTTGGGACGCACGGCCATGGCCGGCCTTTCCCAATGACATCGACCGCTGGTCGGACGGCGGCAACTGGCGTCTGGGTCATTGGATCACCGGCCGGATCGAGGCTGTGCCGCTGAGCCATGTGGTGGCGGAACTGTGCGAGGCGGCCGGAGTTTCGGACTACGACGTGACGCGTCTGCAGGGGCTTGTGCGGGGTCACCTGTCGGGCGAGACGGAGAGCGCGCGCGCGCGCCTGCAGACGCTGATGCTGGCTTACGGGTTTCAAGCGGTCGAACGCGAAGGGACCTTGGTTTTTCTGCCCTTGCCCGTGTTGCCTGCGGCCGTGATCGACGCGGATGCGACAGCAGTGGCCGAGGATGGTGCGGGCGGCATCACCGAGATCCGCGCGGCCGAAGCCGAGATCGTGGGGCGCGTGAGGTTGAGCTACACGGCCGCGGAAGCGGATTATCAGGATCGCGTGGCCGAAGCGGTGTTTCCCGCCGACGGCGCGGATGCTGTCACTGCGTCCGATCTTCCTCTGGCCCTGACCGGACCCGAGGGGCAGGCAGTGGCGGAACGGTGGTTGGCCGAAGCGCGCGTGGCGCGCGATGTCTTGCGCCTGTTCCTGCCGCCCTCGCTTCGGGCTTTGGGCGCGGGCGACATGGTGGCGCTGCCCGACGGATCGACATGGCGCATCGACCGGGTCGAGGATCGCGGCGCGCGCAATCTGGAGGCCGTGCGGGTCGAACCTTCGGTCTCGGATCCGTCGGAGGCGGTGGAGGAATTCGCCCCGGCTTCCAGCTTTGTGCCACCGGTGCCCGTCACGCCGGTCTTCCTTGATCTGCCGCTTCTCTCGGGGTCCGAGGTGGAGCATGCGCCTCATCTTGCGGTCACGGCCACTCCTTGGCCCGGCACGGTCGCCGTTTATACCGCTGCAGGCCCGGACGGGTTCACTCTCAATCGGCTGATGGAACGGCGCGCTGTCATCGGCATGCTCGAGACGCCGCTGGTCGCAGCCCGCCCGGGCCTATGGGACCGGGCAGGTGCCCTGCGGGTGCGCTTGGCGTCGGGCCAACTGTCGGCGGCCGAGATGGCGGCGGTTCTGAACGGGGCCAATCTGGCTGCGATCGGGTCGGGCGATGACGGCGCTTGGGAGGTGATCCAGTTCGCACAGGCCACGCTGGTGGGCGAGGGGCTTTGGGACATCGCCATGCGGCTGCGCGGCCAGCAGGGCACCGATGGCGTCATGCCCGAGGTTTGGCCCGAGGGCAGTCTCTTCGTGCTGCTCGACGGTGGGCCGGGTCAGGTCGACCTTGGCCCGGCATCCCGCGGCCTTGCCCGGCACTACCGCGTCGGATCAGCCCGGCGCAGCGTCGATGACCCGAGCTATGTCGAAAAGGTTCTGGCGTTTCAGGGTGTCGGGCTCAGGCCTTATGCCCCGGCACATCTGCGGGCGCAAAGCCTTGTAGGGTCCTTGACCCTGTCATGGATACGCCGGAGCCGCATCGACGGCGACAGCTGGGAGGGGGTTGAGGTGCCGTTGGGCGAGACCGCCGAAGCCTACCTTCTCCGCGTGGTCGATGCCACGGGGCTGAGACGCGAGGTGACGCTGGGCGCGCCCGGCTTCACCTACACGGGGGCGATGCGGGCCAGCGATGGCACCACCGCGCCCTTCACCATCGAGGTTGCCCAGATGTCCGACCGTTTCGGGCCGGGGCCGTTTGCAAGGATCATGATCGATGACTGACACCCCCCGCATGTCCCTGCCGCTGCTGGCACCCGCGCAGGCGCAAAAGCACGTCACCGTGAACGAAGCGCTGTCGCGGATCGACGCGCTGACGCATCTGACGCTTGTCTCGACCGACACTGCGACCCCGCCCGCGGCCGCGCCCGAGGGCGAGATCTACGCTGTGCCGCCCGGGGCCGTCAACGCTTGGGCCGGGCAGGACGGCCAGCTTGCCATCGCCGTGAACGGCGGCTGGGTCTTCGTGCCGCCGCGCCGGGGTTGGCGGGCGCTGGTGCTGGATCAGGGCCTGCCCGCGATCTGGGACGGGGCCGATTGGCGGCCCGGTGCCGTGACCCTTGCCCCGTCGAATGCGGGCATGGCCATGCGGTCGTTCGAGATCACGGTTCCGATCACCCCGGGCGCGACCGTCACCACCCCGCTCGTCATTCCGGCGCGCGCGATCTTGTTCGGCGTCACCGGCCGTGTCATCGAAACCATCACGGGTAGCGCGACACTGTGGCGGCTCGGGGTGAGCGGCGACAACGGCCGTTTCGGCGTCGGTCTGGGGATCGGCCTGAATTCCTGGGTCAACGGACCCGCCGCGCCGATCGTCTATTGGTCGCCCACCGCGCTGCTGCTGACAGCGCAGGGCGGCACCTTTGCGGGCGGATCTGTGCGGCTCGTCATTCACTTCGCCGAGTTGAGCCTGCCCGCCCCTGTCTGA